CTATCATAGCCCAATTCCCCATCAAATACTCCTCTCTGCATTTCTCGCATATATGCGTGCAGAGTTTCATAATATTCTTCAGTGGGAGCTTGAGTTCCATCATAACGCTCCATAAGTTCATTCAGATCTTTTTCAAATTCAATAGCTTTTCGACCCATATTTGGTTCATACGGATCAAGTTCGGTTCCTGGTTGCTGTGCTTTCCAATTTTCAAGACGCTCGGCGGGAGTCAAGTCACTATCCATCAAATCATCGAAAGTGCCATCTGCCAAAGCAGAATAGACAGTCTCGAGAGAGTGTTTGGTATAGTTGTTGAGTTCCTTAATGAGCTTGGAACCACGACTAAGTCTCTGCGAGTACAGAGTTTTAACGTAGTGCATGAACTGTTTCCAGTCCATGTCTCCTTGGTCTTGAACATGGAAAACATAGCATCGTGGATCGAATTGAGATTCACATTTGGTGACATCCAACATCCGGATTTCTCCGTTACCTGTGTTCTTAAGTTTAGAGAACTCAGGCTTGACATCGACTTCAGCAACAATATCCATACGTCTAAAAAAGGCGTCTGGAAAGGTGAGAGATTCTATCCGAGGTTGTTTTGAATTGCTGGTCAAAAGGACGCAGCGCGGATGAAGGAAAGTTTTACCTTTTTCTTCAAGCGAGGCCATATGGGCCGGATACGGTACGATATTGGCTAATCTGATTATTTCAAAAAGTTCAGGATTAGGGTTAGCTGCGCTATCACGCTGTTGTGCAAAATCATCATAACATAGGAACGGTTGGTCATTTCTGGCCCCATCCCAATAATCTGTTTCAGCACAACGCATATAGATCAGCTTAGCCCAATCCTTGGGTTCAAAATCTTTATCATGTTTTGCCATTTCAATGAAGAATGGCACAGTCAGGCCTGACTTACCTTTCCCCGATGTACCATGAAGATATACTATCAACGGTTCCATACGAGGTCCAGCAGCAAAGCCCAAATGTGCCAATCTATTATTGAGAGCAGCAATTTGGGTTTGGATTGATCCAATGTAACGAATTACATCGAAATCAGCTTTCATTGTGTTGAGATTCCGGATCAATTGGAGACCCTGTACATAACAATTACGAACATCGTCAGCATATTTAGATGTGTAGGTATCTTCAGTCAATTTCTTCATAAGAATACTATTGGCTAAAGTCACCCACGCATCACTTTCTGTGACGAGTCCATTATCGAATGGACTAGGTTTTCCAATATAATCGCAACAAGCAGACACAGCTGTTTTAATAGCAGTTGTGACATACTTGATGATGTCCTGGCCTCCCCTTATAGCTTTGGGAAGCAAATCAATGCGCCGGAGAATCGAATCAAAATCCGATTTTCCAGGGATCTTCTTAAGGAAGATCCCTACTAAAATAGAAATAAAAGCAGTTGACACTTTCAAAACAGTGTCTTCAGATCCTTGTGGTCTCCATGCACCAACGAGCCATGCTAAAAAGACAGGCAATGCCTTGTAAACTTCAGCAATCTGTTTTCCGCACCAAGTAATAATCTCGGGAACGGATACATAATTTGAAATAAACAAAGCAAAACCTGCCATCTTAACGGACAAGTCAGCGGAAGAAAATGCAATTTTAATAAGAGACATGAGATTGACAGCCAACGACATGAGAGTGTCGGCTCCTGGCAAACTAGTAGGCACATCAGCAATGAACTGAGAGATCGAGTTGAGAATCTTTTGCATTGAGGCTGAGACCTGCTTCACTTCTTGCGTGACGGTATCAGTATTTTGCCTTACGGCTTCAATGCTTTCTCTTGCAAAAGCAGCGCTTTGATCGAGACGTTTGGTAACATCATCAGCAACGTAGTGATATACGCGCTTCAGAGGGTTCCAAGTCTTTCTCTCAGCAGCTTCTGCAACACCTGTAATAGTGTCATGGAAAACATCATCTGCATCAGCAGGCTCGAGACGAATAGGCATTTGAGGTGCCCATTGATCGTCACAAGGAATACAATATCCTTGTAGTCGAGCATGGTGAGATAGACAATGCGCCACATGTTCACTATGAGGTGAACCCTCCTCAATTTCTTGAGAAGTGGCTGGGAGAAGTTCTTTCTTAAACTCCAACAGACTCACACCACAAAGGCATGAAATACTGTTCTGTTTATGAGAG